AATGGTGCGGTTAGCAATATCGTACTGTCAGACCAGATGCCTGATTTAAAAGTGATTGATTTTCTAACAGGGCTATTTAAGATGTTCAACCTCACAGCTTTTGTGCAAAGTGATGGGAAGATTAAGGTCATGACACTAGATAATTTTTATAGCGCAGGCACTACTCACGATATCAGTGGGTTTGTTGATGTAAACCAAAGCAATGTAGATTTTGCAATACCATACCAAGAGATAGCCTTTAGGTTTAAAAAGCCCAACACATTTCTGGCTATAAACTTTAGTGAGATAAACAACAAAGTATTTGGAGACTTAGAAAGCACAACAACTGAAAGCACCGATGTGCAAACAACAAACAGGGGCGGCAAATATGTAGTGCAATTGCCATACGGTAAAATGATCTACGAAAGGCTTAATGACTTAAACAATGGCAACCAAAGTTTGATACAATACGGCTTCTGTACGGACAAAGACCAAAACCCAATAAACATTGACCCTCTTGTTCTAAACATAACAAACGAGACGCTAACGTCAGGTAATTATTTAAGTTTTTACAATGGCGCCAGTACAGGCACAGCAGCAGGGCTTACATCATACAACAGACCGTCTAATACATACGGCACAAGTCAATCGTTAAACTTTGGAACAGAAATAGACGAGTACACAGCCCTAGCAGAAGATGACAGCCTGTTTGAAAACTTCTACAAGAATTATATCGTAGATGTATTTAATTCAAAAAGGCGGTTAGTTAAGGTCAAGGCATTTCTACCCTTAAAGATATTATTGAACTATCAACTCAACGACTTCTTTGTAATCAATAACAAAAAGTTTGTGATAAACAGCATAAGCACAAACCTCACTACAGGCGAGAGCAACATAGAACTCCTAAACGAATTATGAAAACAATACTAGACCTACTTGAATTTGCTAACGGTGAGACTGAAAACATACAGATTGCCAAAGGCAAGTATCATTTAAAAACATCACTCAAAGAAGCCTTTGAGCAGTACAAAAAAGAAAGAGAATGGCACAGACAGAAATAATCGAAATAAAGGCAAAAACCGATAAGGCTGTTGCAGAACTAGAAGAGTTACGAGAAAACGTTGAACAACTAAACAGTGAGGTAGCAGTTGGTAATAGAAAAATATCAAAAGGGCTTAAAAACGTAGAGAAATCATCAAACACTGTTGCTAAAGGTGTACGTGGCATTGGAACAGCTTTAAAAGCGGCAGGTATAGGACTAGCTATTGCCGCTTTTGCAAAATTAAATGATGCCTTTACTCAAAACCAAAAAGTTGCAGATGCCTTTAATAAAGTCAGTCAAACTGCATCTATTGTATTTAATCAGTTTCTTGGAGTTATAATTGAAGTATATGAAAGTGTAGCCAAATCAAAAGATAATTTTGATGCACTTGGAAAAGTGATTAATGGATTACTAACAATTGCGTTCACGCCTTTAAAACTAACTTTCTTTGGAATTAAATTAGGCATTCAACAGGCACAATTAGCATGGGAAAAATCTTTTTTTGGTGGTAAGGATTCTGACAAAATAGCCGAGTTGACTTTAGGGATTTCAGAAACAAAAGAGGCAATTTACCAGTCAGGAGTTGGAGCTGTTGAGGCAGGGAAATCAATAGTTACTAACTTTTTAGAAGCTGTTACTGAAGTTGGTGATATAGCCAAAAAAACTGTTGATGGTGTTTCTAAAATTAGCATTAAAGCAGCAAGCGAAGCAGCAAAAACAAATGTAGAACTAGAGAAAACAGCAAGACTTGCAGAGGTAGCAAATCAGGGTCTTATTGAAAAATACGATAGGCAAGCAGAACAATTACGTCAAACAAGAGATGATGAAAGCAAAAGTTTTGAAGATCGTATAAAAGCCAATCAAGAGTTAGGTGCGCTTTTAGATGAGCAAGAAAAAACAATGATGGCTAATGCCAATGCTAGAGTACAGCTTGCTGCTGCTGAACTTGCTATAAACAAAGAAAATGTAGACCTACAAATAGCTTACCAAGAAGCACTTAATGAACAAGCAGCCATTGAAGCGCAAGTCACAGGGTTTAGAAGTGAGCAACAAATAAACACTAATTCACTATTAAAAGAGCAGAAAGACCTACAAAATGAATTGACACTTATAGGTAAATCAGAACGTGAGATAGAACGTTTAGAACTGCAACAAGACTATGAGGCTAAAAAAGCACTTATAGAACGTGAGATAACAGATGAAGCAGAGAAAAACGATAGGTTAATAGCTTTACAAGAGGACTACAATGATAAACTACAAGTATTAGAAAATACAAAGTTTAAAATGGCATCTAAAACTTTAGGCAATATATCTAAAGCTGTTGGCGAAAACACAAAGGCTGGTAAGGCTGCCGCTGCCGCTGCCGCACTAATTAATACTTATCAAGGTATTACAGCAGAACTTGCTACCAAAACTGTTACTCCGTTTGATTTTGTTATAAAACTTGCCAACATAGCTACAACTGCCGCAATAGGTTTTAAATCCGTTAAGAACATATTAAAAACTACACCTAAATCAACAGGAGCAGGAGGAGCAGCAGGAGCAGAAGCAAGCGCACCATCAATAACCGCTGCACAAGCACCTGCGTTTAACATAGTAGGCACTTCAAGCACAAACCAACTGGCAGAGACAATCGCAGGGCAACAACAGCAACCAGTCAAAGCTTTTGTGGTAGCAAATGACGTAACCACAGCACAATCATTAGAAAGAAATACAATACAAGGAGCAACAATATAAAAGGTAAATCATGGAAATATACGAACTGATAATAGACGAAGATCAAGAGGTGGCAGTAGAAGCCATATCAATTGTAGAACGACCTGCTATTGAGGAAGAGTTTATAGCACTTAAAGATCAGCAGGTCTTACTAGCAGAGGTAAACAAAGAGAAGAGGCTTCTTGTAGGTGCGCTGCTTGTTCCTAACAAGCCTATTTACCGCAAGCGTGGCAAAGAGGAGTATTATATATACTTCTCAAAAGATACAGTGCGTAAGGCTATGGAGCTTTACTTAATGGGTGGCAAACAAAACAACACCACCCTTGAGCATCAACACGCGCTAAACGGAATTAGCCTTGTTGAGAGTTGGCAAGTAGAACACGAAACATACGATAAAACAAAGATGTATGGGCTTAGTGTTCCTTTATATGCTTGGGCGGGTATTTTAAAAGTAAACAATGATGAGGTTTGGAATGACTATGTCAAAACAGGAAAGGTAAAAGGCTTTAGCATAGAGGGGTACTTCATTGACAAGATGCAAAGACCTAAAGAGCCTGTAAACGACTTTGAGGAAGAAGCTGAAGAACTGCTGTCAAAAGTAAAACAAATTGTTAAAAATGAATTAAGTGTGGTGGTAAATGACACTATGGCTATTATAGACGATAGACTGGCATACGCAACAAAAGAACTTGCAATCAAAGCAGCACAGGACATTGGCTGTGATAGTTACCACGAGCATGAGTTTGAGGGTAAGACTTGGTATATGCCCTGTGAGCAGCATCAATTAAAAAAGCCATGCCAAGAAGGATATGAGCAATATGGCATGAAGCGCAAAAACGGAAAACTTGTACCTAACTGCATACCTGTAAAAAAATGAGAAAGTCAAAATTCAAAACACCTAGTAGAATATCGCCTAAAGGCGGAAAAAGAGGCTGCCTATGTCCAGACGGCACTTACCATGCCAAGTGCTGCGATGGCTCACTACAAGCACAAGGAATAGGTGTTACAAAAGGCGGTAGCGTGACAATTATCAACAACGTACAGATTACAGACTAAAAAAAACTTTACCACTTCGCTTTTTTGCTGTTTATAGTAGTAGACGCAGATATATGAAAGCAACTGAAATGGTAGATAAGATCAAAGACTTGCTTGGCATAGAACTTACAAGCCAAGAAGCAGAGGCAGTTAAACTGGCTCAGTCCACACTTGAAAACGGAACAGTCATAGAATACGAAAGTATGGAAGCAGGGTCTCCTGTTTTTATTGTTTCAGAGGACGAAAAAATCGCCCTTCCCAGAGGCGAGTACACTTTAGAAGACGGAAAAATTTTAGTGGTTGTTGATGAAGGCGAAATAGCTGAAATCAAAGAAGCTGCCGAGGAAGACGTTGAAGCAACTGAAGAAGTTGAGGCTGCAAAGGAAGAAGAAGAAGTGACAGCCGAGTACATCGAAAGAGATGAGTTTGATGCGCTTAAAAAACAAATTGAGGATTTGAAGCGTGAGTTTGAAAAGCACTACGACGAAAAAGAAAAAGAGGAAATGGCAAAAAAAGAAAAAGAAGAATTGTCAAAAGTTGAAGTAGATGCCGAGCCTGTATATCACAGCCCAGACGCCACGCAAGAAACAAAAATGAACATCTCTACAGCATCAAACTACAGACAAGAAACAACCTATGACAGGGTATTAAAAACATTATACAACTAAACAATTATGTCACAAACAATAACATACTCAAACGGAGCATTAAGAGAAAAACCAAATTTTCTTAGCGTATCCGCAGACACAACACTTAGCCTTGAAGATAATGGTAAGACAATCCTTATTGGAGGCACATCAGGAGCTTATGCAGTTACACTGCCTACTGTAAAAGACGGATTGCGATTTAAGTTCGTAATAAGCGCAGTATCAAGCGGAATAAGAACAGTAACAATGGGAACTGCCGATAAGCTACAAGGAATTATAGTAGCCAATGGTGCAGCTGTACCAGGCGTTGATGAGGACAATATTGTTTTCTCAGCATCTTCTAAAGTAGGCGATTACGCTTCTGTTATTTCAGATGGTACTAACTACTACGTTGAAGGGGCTGCACAAGGCGCAACAATAACACTTACCACTTAAAAAAAATTAAAAAAGAAAAATGGCAACAACAACCAATATTACAACAACATACGCAGGAGAGAGAAAAGTCAAGTATATAACTGCTGCTTTAACATCAGGGGTAACACTCAGCCAAAAGTCTATTAATATTATGCCTAATGTTAAGTACAAGGATGTTTTACCAACATTTAGCACAAATGATATGGTAAAAGCTGCTGACTGTGATTTTATCCCTTCTTCTACTGTAACGACAGGTGAGGTAATTATTGAGCCTACAGAGTTACAAGTAAACCTACAGCTTTGCAAGAAAAATTTTGTAAATACATGGGATGCAATAGAAATGGGCTACTCGGCACACCACACAATGCCAAAAACACTTGCCGACTATATGCTAACGTATGTAGCAGATAATATCGCACAGGATGTTGAGAACAATATTTGGAGTGGTGATACTACTTTAACTTCTGGCAATAACAACTTTGATGGGTTTCAAAAAAGAATTACATCATCTGCACTTTCAGGTGTTGGTAGTTCAACCATTGACAGCTCAAACGTACTTACGTTTTTAGGAAAAGTGGTAGATGAAATACCATATACTATTTTAGACAAAGAAGACCTTAAAATATGGGTTCCAAACAACGTATACCAAGCTTATGTACGCTCTCTTGGAGGCTTTGCATCAAACGGAAAAGGCGCAGCAGGTATTGAAAGCAAAGGACATTTGTACTATGACAGAAACATGCCTCTTGGCTTTGATGGTATTCCTGTTGTACGTGCGCCTGGTATGACATCAAACCGAGCCATTACAGGGCAAACTAAAAACTTGTACTTCGGCACTGGCTTAATGTCTGACCACAACGAGGTAAAATTAATTGACACCTCCGACACGCTTGGCGATCAAAATGTACGAATTATAGCACGCTTCACAGCAGGAACGCAAGTAGGTATTGCTTCTGAGGCAAAGCACTTTACACCTGCAACATAAATGAGTGTTTTAACAACAGGACGAGGGCTTGGTCAAAAGCAGGTAGGCGGTATTCAAAATATATATTTTGGAGACCCTACCGAGTTTACAGCAGCCTCCGTGACCTACGATAGCACAACAGGCGAGATTGAAAATACTGGCATGGCTACAGGCAATGCTAGTGTATTCAAATTCGAGGTAAGAGGCGCAAACTCGTTTACAAGCACATTAACTGGATCAGATGAGAATGGAACAGTCTTCGCAGAGCAAAGTCTTTCTGTTACGTTGCAGTTGATGGATCATGCAACACTAAAAGAAATTAAACTTTTAGCACATAATAGACCTAAGATTTTTGTTGAAGACAGAAACGGACGTTTATTAATGCTTGGCTTAGAGCGTGGAATGACTCTAACAACAGGCACCATAGCATCGGGAGATGGAATGGGAGACCTATCGGGCTACACTTTAGAATTTACTGGTCAAGAAAAGGTCGGTGTAATTCATGTAGACGGAGGTATTGCAAATGCAAGTTTTGTAGCTGCTCTAGCAACTACTTCAATCACACCTGCATAGCGAGTAACGAATAAAAAATAGTTTTTTCATTGTTTTTTAAATTTGGGGGAGGGCGGTCTAACAATCGCCCTTTTTTTGTTTTTATATGATAGTAATAACACCGACAACAGGAAGCCAGACAATCAAGTTTGTGATGCACAATTACACAACTGATGGTCTAATCATTGTCTTTAGGGATACAGCTAAAAACAGCAACCTATTGACGGTGACACAGAACTTTAAAGAACGTGTGTTGGCTGATGGAGGCACGTATGAAGACAACACCCTTGTAGACACATTTTTAAACTCAACTGTTATTGGTGCTACTTCTGTTGTTTCTAAAAATTCATACTACAATGAATTGACAGTAAACTTTACTACAGCACCAGTAGAAGGCAGAACATACGAAATGCTTATTGCTTTGGCTAGTGATAGAACGGTGTTTCACAAAGAAACAATTTTTTGCACCGCTCAAGCTGTTGATGACTACACAATAAACAAGGGTGTATATAATATGAAAGATGACTACCCTGCAAGTGCAGACAACAAATTTGTTTTTTATGGATAATATACACGTCATAGAGCTGAGTCAGTACGAAACGCCAAGTCTGGTAGAAACCAAAACAGATGAATTTGTTGGATGGGGCGATGACAATAATTACTACCAGTTTCTTATTGACACTTACACCAATAGCACTACACATCACTCCATTATAAACGGTGTTGCGAATATGATATACGGCAAAGGTTTAGATGCCACAGACAGCAGCCGAAAACCTGATGAGTACGCACAGATGAAAAACATATTTAGACCTGACGATTTACGTCGGGTTGTACAAGACTTAAAACTCTTGGGCGAGGGTGCGTTCCAAATATTTTACAAAGGCAACAAGGTTGTTGAAGCAAAACACTTTCCAAGGCAAACGCTACGTCCTGAAAAGGCAAATGATAAGGGCGATGTTGAGGCGTATTACTATCACCACAACTGGTCGGAGTACAAAAAAAGAGATAAGCTTACACGCATGCCTGTCTTTAAAAATGATGGAGAGCCAAAAACAAAAAACGAAATTTTAATAGTAAGGAAATATGTTACTGGATACCACTACGCAAGTCCTCCTGACTATGTTCCTTCTATTGGTTATGCAACTCTTGAATCTGAAATTACCTCCTACTTAATAAATGACGTGCAGAATGGTTTTTCAGGCACAAAGATTATAAACTTTAACAATGGTGTTCCTGACAGGGAAAAGCAATTAGAAGTTAAAAGTGATGTCATGCAAAAGCTTTCTGGCAGCACAGGCGAAAAGATAATTGTAGCCTTTAACAACGATGCAGAGTCTAAAACAACCATAGACGATATTCCCCTAAACGATGCGCCTGCACACTATCAATACCTCAGTGATGAGTGTAGTAGAAAGATAATGCAAGGACACAGTATTACTTCTCCGCTCTTAATTGGCATACGTGATGGCAACAACTCTCTTGGCTCAAATGCTGACGAGATTAAACACGCTTTTCAATTATTTGAAAATGTTGTTATAAAGCCCTATCAAAACCTTTTGACAGATGCGATTGACATTATTTTATCAGTCAATGATATATCTCTTAAAGCCTACTTTAAAACCCTTGAGCCGATTGAATTTCAAGATGCAGAACAGCTAATGCCAGAAGAAGAGAAAGAGAAAGAAACAGGCATTAAAATGAGTGAGCAGAAAATCTGCTGCTCAAAAGATGAGGCATTTACCGATAAGCATGGCGATATACTCTTTGAGGGCTTAAAAGGCGAGATTATAAGCGATGAGTGGGAGGTTGTAGAAGAGCGCGATTACAGCGAGGAAAACGAGGTGTTTGAGCAGTGGGCAGACAGTCATAATAACAGCGAGCAAAAACTCTATCAAGTAGCATCACAACCAAGCGGTTTCAGCTATTTAGACAAGTCCAAATACAAAGTGCGCTATAAGTATGCGGTTGGCTCACGTAAGGCTAAAAAGGCAGGTAACACATCAAGAAAATTTTGCACCGATATGATGGCTGCTTCTCGTGCAGGGGTTGTATATCGCTTAGAAGATATAGACAGGGCATCAAGAGACCTAAATTTTAATGCAGCAGAGCTGCCTATGCACAACAAACAGAAATTTGATTTGTTCAAGCACAAAGGCGGTATCTACTGCCGACATATATGGAAAGAGGTACTCTACAAGCTAAAGGTAGGAAAGGAAGTGTCGCAGGACATTAAAGACTACAAAAAAACAAAGGACATACCTGATTCATACAATCCAAATCCAAGAGGCTCAAAGCAATCTAAAGTACCACCAATTAACACTCCAACTAAAGGCGCATACCCTTCATAATATGGCACAAGCATTATTCATAAGACCAGAAGACGTTAAGAAGTTTACTGCTGCAAATGGCAATATTGACAACGATAGGTTTGTGCAGTATTTGTTCATTGCACAAGAGATACACATACAACGCTTTTTAGGTACAGACCTTACAGAAGCACTAGAAGCAAAGATTAACGCATCAACACTTGCGGGCAACTATTTGACCCTTGTACAGGACTACGTAAAGCCTGCGCTATGCCATTGGGCAATGGTTGAGGCACTACCGTTTTTGGCTATAACCATAGGTGCAAAAGGCATATACAGACACACATCAGAGAGTGGAACAACAGCCACAAAAAAAGAGGTTGATTATCTAGTTGAGAAGGAAAGGCAAACAGCCCAATACTTCTCAAAAAGACTGATTGATTATTTAAGAGACAACGCTTCAGCGATGTTTCCTGAATACTATACAAACACAGGAAATAAGGACATAACACCAGACGATAACGCTGATTTTGTAGGTATAGTTTTATGAGAAAAACAAAGAAACAAATGGAAAACGAGAAACTATTGGATTTGTATTTAAGAAAATTAATGCAAGAGCCTGAAAAAAAGGACAGAGTAATACCAAAAGAACCTTTTTGGGGAATATTTGAAGGTAAATGAGTTACGGAAGTATATATCGATATTTATGGATTGGTCATCCAAGCACTGGTACAGTGGGCAGTGTGGCTACATTTAATGACTTGCCTTTAGCATCTGAACATACAGGTCAGTTTTGGAATGTGGCACAGGGTAGCGGTGGCGTTGTTGTTGCAGGTCGTAGATTTTATGGGAAAGATTCTGGTAGGTATCAATCAGACGGAACAACGTGGAAAAAAAGAGATGAAACTGATGCTTCGGACATAGCCATTGACCCTGCCCAATATGATATTATTACAGCTACCAATTTACGTGATGGCTTAAAAGAACTTGCTTCGGCTGTTGCTCTTAATGTTGGCAACCGTCCAACGGGAATACCAGTTCCATGGGCAGCCCCCATTAGTAGTATGCCAGCAGGGTATTTGCATTGCAACGGTCAGAGCGTAAGCAGAACAACCTACTCGGCACTTTTTGCTGTTATAGGGACTTCCCATGGTAGTGTAGATGCAAACTCATTTAACGTTCCCGATTATAGGGATATGTTTTTACGTGGTGCAAGCGACACAAGAGCTGTAAACACCTACCAAGCGGATGAAATTAAGCAGCATAGTCACCTTTACGACAAATTTTACAACACAACTGAATATGCCTCCAACTTTTTTAATACAAATGAATCTACTGGCGATGAAACCAATCAGTACAGTACTGTAGCGACATCTAATACAGGCGGATCTGAAACCCGACCTAAAAACAAGTCTGTACACTATATAATAAAAACATAATATGGCACTGTCTGATATTTACCAAAAAGCAAGTATTGCATTAATACCAAGCGGTTACAAAGCGAGTGGAGCTAAACTGTATTCTGTTGTGCCTAATAACGGAGATGGCGATTTTACAGTAAGTAGCGATGCAGATGCTACAAGAGTAAACAAAGACGGTTTAATAGAAAGCGTATCAGCTAACCAAGCAAGGTTAAACTATGACCCTTCTAGTCCACAAGACCCACATTTACTATTAGAGCCTACAAGGACTAACAATGCAAGTAGAAGCGAAACACCACAAGACGGAAGTTGGTCAGACCCTTTAGGCGAATGGACTTTATTAACAGAAACAACAACAAGCCCAAGAGGAGACCAAACAAGAGTATTTGATTTAGAAGATAGTAGTGGTACTCTTATTAGGTGTCAAGATTTTTCGATTGCAGCAGGTACTTACACTGTGTCTTTTTATATTAAAGATATTGGTGGCAATCTAACAGGCGGTTTTGTAGATATTGGCGATGAAGGTTTGGGCGATACAACACCGTCTTTATCAACAGTAGGTAGTGAATGGGTAAGGGTATCAAGGACTATTACAACTACATCTACAAAATTGTTTCTTGATATACAGCCTTCTTTTACAGGAAGCACAAACAAGGTCGGTATATGGGGTTTACAATTAGAAGCAGGAAGCTACCCAACAAGCTATATACAAACAACAGGTATAGCAGCAGTTACAAGAACAGCAGATAGTGTACAAATAAATGATTTTGCTAACGCTCCAACCGACTACCCATTTACTATATTTTGTGATTTTGATTTAGTAAAAACAGGTCAAAAGTCTTTTATGTTCAGTTTTTTATGGTTAGCATCTTCAAGTAATTACTTTGCAGTTGGCTATAATGTAGACGGTGGAGGTAACTTTTTTAAGTTTGAAAACAGGGCGCAAGGTACTGTATTAGGTGTTAAGACCACAAGTACTTATACAGAGGGTAGATATAAATTAGCCATAAAGTTTGTTTCATCTACAAATTTTAAAGCGTTCATTGATGGGCTTGAGGTGGCAGACCATACACATACAGCTGTATCTTTTAATTCTGCTATAAAAGATTTTCTTTTAGGTCAATTAAGGGTCGTATCAGATACAGGAGATAGAACACCAATTCATCAATTTATGGTATTTAACGAAGCACTATCAGACAGCGAACTACAAACACTAACAAGCTAATGGAACTATTTAAGAAATACGAGTTTAACACAAAGAAACAAGCAGAAAAAAAAATAGCTGCACTTCCACATACTACAGACGATATAACAGAAGTAAGTTTTTTAGGCGGTGGGCATACTATTGTACACTTAGGTTATTTACTTAAAAACACTCCTGAGTGGGATGCTAAAGGCAATGAGATAGTTGCACCTCAATACGCTGACAAATACAGCGTAGATGTGCTTTGGAAGGATTTAGACGAAAGCCCTCACGGTTGGAAGTCTTATGAAATTAATGTGGAAGGGAACGGTGTACACACATTTTTAGGTAGAAACTTTAACGAATAATAAAATGGATTTTACTGATTTAAGAGTGTATTTATTGAACTTATCAGCGATAACAGCAAGTACTTTTGACTTGATAGAAGATGGGCTGAAGCTATTGTTACTTTTAGTGTCAATAGTATATACAATTCAGAAAATATGCGACCAAAAAAACAGGAATAAAAAAAAGAAATAATGTGTCCAACATGTATAACAATAACCTGTATGCTAGTTATTGCATACTATAAATTTAGAAAAAATGCCTGATTGCCCTTTTTGCATCAATTGCGGTCTATGTTAAAATATTTTAACTATGAAGAGTTTGACAGCCCTGATGTTCAGGGTAGCGGTCAAATGATGGACAATGAGTTCTTGGAATTGCTTGACGATATCCGAGAGCTTTATGGAAAGCCTATGGTTATTACTAGCGGATACAGGACACAGCAATACAATGAAACTTTAAAACACTCAAGCAAATACAGCAGCCATTGTAAGGGCTTGGCAGCGGACATTGCTGTAGATAATTCAAAAGATAGGTATAGGCTTATTTACGCAGCCATTGAGTACGGAGTGCCACGCATAGGAATGGGCAAAAACTTTGTACACCTTGATTGTGATTTCGATAAACCTATTAATGTAATGTGGCACTACTATGAATAAGATAATACAATTTTTCAGCAAAGATGTTATTGGAGCTGTAGGCAAAGTCATTGACGACTTGTTTACCAATGACGAAGAGCGCATAAGAGCTAAAAACGAAGTTTTAAGGATTTTAAAAGAAAAGGAGCTTGAGCTTCAAAAAATGCAGACTAACATAATACTAGAGGAAAGCAAAGGAAACTGGTTGCAGAGATCATGGCGACCTATACTGATGCTAGGCTTTGGTTTTATTGTCATGTACAACAAGTTTTTTGCACCTGCTTTTGGCTTACCTAACGCAGAACTAGAGGGCGAGTTCTGGAATTTACTCCAATTGGGTATAGGTGGCTATGTAATAGGCAGGAGCGCAGAGAAAATTGCAAAAGAAGTAATCATAACAAAGAAAAAGTGAAAAAGCACATTCCACGAACACGATTAAAAGAGGATGAGTACGAACTTATCGAGCAATACCGGGGTCTGAAAAACGCTGCTGATACGGTAGATGTACATCTGTCTTGGGTAAAACTGGTGTGGCTTAAAACAAAAGCGGTTTCTGCTTTAATTACCAACCCAACCTACAAGTCGCCGCAAGAACGTTTTATTGATATTGATTTTACATCAATTATCAAAAAGCACATCAAGCCACTAAAATACACTCCAACCGCAATCAAATCTAAATACCTATTTGATAGGCTGGTGTACGCGGACGTACATACAGGAATGACTCCCAATGAAAATGGTTTTTCGTTATATGGTGGTAAGTGGAACGAAAGGGAATTGATCAAGTCTGCCGAGAAAATGGTAAGACTTGTTTTAGAAGAAAAGAAATCAAATACACTTTATATTGATGACCTTGGTGATTTAATGGACGGGTGGGATGGCGAAACTGTTCGTAAAGGTCATAAGCTGCCTCAAAATATGGATAACGAAAAAGCGTTTGACACGGCACTAAAATTCAAGCTCTATATACTAGATGCATTGTGCGACAAATATGAAAAAATAGTGTGTAGGAATATCTGTAACGACAATCATTCTGGGAGTTTTGGCTATGTTGTAAATTCAGCTATTAAAAACATTTCAGATGTCAAGTATTGCAATGTTGAAACGTTTAATCAGCGTAAGTTTATGGATGTTTACACACACGATAACCATAGTTTTATACTGACTCACGGTAAAGATAGTAAAGCGTTGAAGTTTGGTTTTAAACCGCATTTGGATAAGAAGTCGGAAAATAAGATTGATAATTTTATTAAGCATAACAAAGTGGGCGACAAAATAGAGTTTAGTAAAGGTGACAGTCATCAGATGATTTTTGACGATGCCACGTCCGATACATTTGGTTATTATAATTACCCCGCATTAAGCCCAAGTAGTGAGTGGGTGCAAACGAATTTTCAGAAAGGCAAACGTGGGTTTGTCTTTTTTAATTTTAGAAAGGACAGAAAATCCACGCATCCTTACTTTTTTTAGGCTATAGCAGTTACTGTGCTATAACTTTTTCTTATTATAATATAACTTTATCTATATTTCAATGACAAATGCAGGCATTTAATGATCTTATCATATCTGTTAAAAGAGACTTCAATGACACGATTAAGGTTGGTGAAGTAGACTTATATCTTGATAAGAAAATGTCTTCTTTGCGTGCAGCAAACAGGATAGGAAAGGTGGTTAAGCTGCCGCTTATGCAAAAAACTTCAAAAAACAAGCGATAGGCTGCGGAGTTATTATTGGAGGGCATACAGCAATAAATTGTCTTATGGAACTCTAAATATTAGCTAAACTTGTCGCTATCTATGTCGCTATAAGACAATCTACTCTGTTAATTGCGGTCTGGACGGGAAACGAACATTATGTCCGCTAATGTCCAATCTACAGGACAAAATATGGTTAAAATCACTGTAAAAACAGCTTTTTCTTTAATTGTCTTGTCCACCTAAATGGACATTAAAGCCCATTTTACTTGTCGCTATCCTTGTCGCTGCCTATATTTAAGGCATGTATTTTTATTTAAAAAACAAAAACACTAACTCAAAGACCTTAATACTTTTAAGATATTACGTTGCCAAAGATAGAAAATTGTTTCAGTTATCTACTAAACTTTCTATTAAACCTTCTGACTGGTCTTTTGACAATAGAATGCCTACTCCCAAGCGTGGACTTGCAAGTGTAGAGAGCAGGCAGCTAACTAATAAGCTAAACCGTATTAATGAGAAGCTACAGGCGGTACTGCTGCATTATGGTAAAGACGTTAGAGTAGAAAACCTAAAGGAAGCATTTGCACCAAAAAAAAATAAAGAAAACGTTGAGCCTTTGTTTTTAGAATTTATAGAGGAAAAAAAAATACAAGGCACGCTCAACAAGTCAAGCATACAAAAGTACAATGTGGTGTTTGATAAATACAAAAGCTTTTGTGCAAAACAACACACCAAGTACAAGATAATGCAGCTCAACGATGATTTCTACATTGCTTTTTTAAGTTATATGCGGCACGATCACGGCTTAAACGACAACACGCTTTCTCGTTATTTTGTCTGTTTTAAAACATTTGTACTGTGGTGTCAGCGCAAAGGCATAGAGATTAATACAGACTATAAAAAAGTAACTGTAAAAGAGTATGAAGCAGATGGTATTGCGCTTACTGTTGAAGATGTTAAGACGCTAGAACAGGCAGAACTCACTGGCGCAGAGGAAAAGGCTAGGGATTTGTTTTTAATTGGTGTGTATTCGGGTCAAAGGTTTTCAGACTACAGCGTGTTTGACAAGGCAGACGTGCAAGGTAAGTTTATAATAAAACGAGCAGAAAAGACAGAGAAGCACAGTTATATACCGCTTCACAATAAGCTAAAAGATTTGCTTGACAAGTACGACTGGAGGCTGCCAAAGATAAGCTCGCAGAAGTTTAATGTAAGGATCCAAGCGGTATGTAAGAAATTAGGCTTTGATGAGCAGATAAAGAAAACTACCTATAAAGGCAAGGATAAGACTGTAGAGATTATACCAAAGTGGCGCATGGTAGCATCGCACACAGCCAGAAGAACCTATACCACACTGGCGTGTGAGGCAGGAATAGCAGACCATTTCATCATGGCTGTTACTGGCATAAAAGACCCCAAGACACTACAGAAATACAAAAAGCTAAATAAAGAAATGCTTTTTAAGTCTTCTGCTTCTTTTTGGGTTTAGTAAGTGATTTTTTCACCTTATTAAAATAAACCCTTAAATACTCTTGTTCTAATTTCCTTAATTCTTTTTTTGTATATGATTTTCTTAACTTTTTCGACTTAATCATATCCATAAAAAAGTCCGTAAAATCTTTCCCCATAATTATACAGTTGTTACTCCTTATTTTAATTTATCTGGGGATTTGTTGTTGTTTTATAGACGATTGTCATGCTGTTACTCCAAAAATTAACTTTTTGGTTATTTCGTTAGCATTGTATCGCACAATTAAAACATTTGTTTCTGCTTTGTTTTTTTTTAATTTTTAAGCCCTATAATATAAGGAATTTTTATTTAATATAAATTAAAATTTAATTTAATTTAATTTTAAGAAGGTTTTTTTACGATTTTAACAATTAATAATATTTGCATTTAGTCCTTACAAATACCTACATTTAGTTCTGCATTATTAATTTTATCTATCTCTAATAGTATGTTCATTAGGTATTCGGAAAACCGCTCATCCATATTGTCTTTTATAATCATGGAGCTGTAGTTTCTTTTGTTGGTGTATTTTACTGCCTTTATTTTGCTGCTCTTAAAGAGGCTCTCCTTACCGCCAATGTCAAAATAATTTTCATCTTCGCAGTTAAATTTTTTCCAATTAACTAGCTGTGTTTTCTCGCCATTCTCAAAAATAATATCTAAGGTGCTTTCTTCTTCCACACAGCCATCTATGCCTGAAACTTTTAAATAAAAGGAGCTTGGTTTAATTTTTCCTTCTTCTTCTTTTAAAAACAGCATGCCAAGCATGCCTTGTGTACTCATATCGCCTCCGTCTTTAAATCCTATCATACCATCAATAGTACTTACAGATACTTTGTCGGTAAACTCGTCAACCGTTTTACAGATTAGTTTAGAGGTAATGGCTTGTTGGTCATTTTGGGCGTTGCCACTAACGCCTACAAATAGTATTAGTAATAATAATAAGTAGTTCATTTTTGTTGATTTGGGGGTTAAATATTTCATTTTTGTTCATTTAGGGGTTTTTATTTTTCATTTAAGTACTTGTTTAGCTCATTTACTAAATAGTTTATTTTATCTGTTATTTCTTTAGCATTTTTATGCATAATTAAGACCGTTTCTTTGAGCTTCAGCATTTCTGTTTCGTTTGAGTTTGCCAAATCTTCTATTGAGTCAGTCTTAACCATAAACATATCTGCAATCTCGTCTAGTTTATCTAATATAGGAAGGGCAGCATGGTTGTCTCGTTGATCTATTTTACCTGGCAAGTCAAATTCTATAAATTCTATGACTTGCTGCGCTGTTACTGTTCTATCTTCTTCTTTTGATTGTTTGTCTTCTTCTTTTCCATATAGTAGCCACTTCTCAGAAATGTCTGGAAATGCGGTTATAATTCTTTCTACCGTCTTTCCACTAGGTTTTCTGTTTTCTTTTATAAGCAGATGTATTGTTGTTGGGGAATTAAGTCCAATAATTCTACAAAAATCTGCTACTGATAGCTCTTTTTCTTTTAATATCTTTTTTATTCTACCAGAGTAGCCCTTCATTTTTTCTTATGTTTTTTTAAGAAAATCTATCACAATTTTGTATTAGTGTAAATTATTATTATATTTGTGTAATAATTTATTAAATAGCGATAAATTAATTCTCAATTAATATAACAAATAATGAGCCAAAACACAGAAAGTTTAGAAAATATAAAAGAATTGTACAAACAAGTAGAACGCAAAAAAGTGTTTATAGAGCTGTTGTCAAGAGAGTTTAATCTCGCACCTGCATCAATACGCAATAATTGGTTTTATGGTTTTTATTCAATTCCTCAAAAACATCACAAAAGGCTTACAGAGCTATTGCAAAGAACAATAGCTGCTCAAAATTGCAGACGCAAAATTGCTGCACATAACTACAAAATAGAAGAAGTATGATATACCTAGAAGAGGGAATATATTTAAGTGTACAAGAGGTTGCTCTACACGTAGGAAAGTGTAATAAAACAATTCGACGTCATATTTGGAAAGGAAAAATACAAGCCTACCGAATTGGCAGAGGAGACTACCTAATATTTAAAGATCAGTTTCCTAAATATAAAGATCAATGCAAAAACTAGAAATATGAAAATAAATAGAGAAGATTTAGAAGGAATCCTTATAGACAATTTCACAGATAAAGATGGACACCTTGATTTATCAGATTTAGACTTTAGAAAAGTTAAAGGCAAAGTAATTCTCACAAGAATGAAAGCAAAGGTAATTAATAACTCATTCCAAGAAGCAGAGTGGATTGATAACACACACCAAAAAGCAGAGTGGATTGATAACACATACCAAAAAGCAAAGAAGATTTGGAACTATGGTCAAAAAGCAGAGTGGATTGAAAACAATAATCAAAAAGCTAAGGTTATTCATAACTATTACCAAGAAGCAGAGTGGATTTTTAACTTATACCAAGAAGCAGAGACGATTAGTAACGCAAACCAAATAGCAAAGAAGATTATAAAATAACTAACCCTTAAACCCAAATAACATGAAAACAAAAACTAGAACAATGAAAAAACAAGTGAAAATGCTACCAACAGGTGCAATAGTTATAACTAAAGCTAATGGAAAGGTGCAAGTGCATCATCCTAGCGACAGCGACTATCCACTACATCTGCTGTACTACAGACAGTTGCAACAAATAGAAAAACAACTAAATAAAATAAGCATTTACGGATGAGCGAAATACAAGTAGAAATAGATAAGAAGAATTGTTTTACAGGCAGAGCATACTCAACGCTACAACAATTTCAAAACGAAAGACATTTAGACAACTATTTGCGAAAGATGTCAAAAAACGAAAGTACAACTAAAATAATAGGACACAGAATTTTAAATCATGGATAAGACAATAGGACAAGAGTATAGATCGGTAGTAACAAAAGTTACCGCCAACGGAGTAGACAAAGATGCTTATGGGCTTTTTTACAAATATGAATACGAAATGCAAGACGGCACAGTTTTGGGCGCACGCCACAAATCTGAGCATAATAAATTACCAGAAGGCACTGAGGTTGAATATGTCATAAGAGGCAGAAATGACTATGGAACTTATGGAAAGGTATCCAAGCCTTTTGACGGAGATCGTGGTAATGGTGCGCCATACAGCCAAAACAACAATGCGCCTAGTAACCCGCCTAGCACCTCAGATAACAACAGGCATAAAAGTATAGTGTGGCAATCACTAGCAAAGGTAGCTGCTGCACTACTTACAAGACAAGATTATAACCCTGACGAGGCTGTAAAGCTTACAGATTTTCTGGTATCGTACCACGACTGGGTTGTAGCAGGAAAGCAAGGCGAAAAGCCTGTTTACAACAAGCCTCGTGTGACTGAAGATATGCCCTTTTAATCATGAGCATAATAGATAAGCATATTGTAGACTACTGGCGCAAAGACGTAAACATGCGTCTTATGGTTGAAAAGAGCTGTGCAAAGGATATACAAAACGGCATATACATTAAAAGGCTTAATGGCTTAAAAACAATGCTAAAGTTTTATAGTGATACGCACAAGGACCTTATAGCTAAAGAGCTTATAGAACTGAAAAATCAACAAGAACATGAACACTATTCAAACTCTTGAGGAGTGCAAAGACCTTATTAATAAAGTTTATTTGATAGATGACTTGGCTTCTCGTTCTAGGAGGCAAAACATGAACGATTGTACAAACAAACAGCTAGAGGGTATTGTAAAACTGATGAAAAAGTGTCTTGAAAATAACAATAAGAAAAACCAATATGACCATGTCTAAAGCTCCTGCCTATCAATTTTACGTACAAGATTTCTTTACAATTGTCATGAATTTGAATATGGAAGAACGTGGCTTATACATCACTCTTTGCGCTAGACAATGGGCTCTTTTTAACGAAAACGGAATACCCAAAAAAAGGCTAGCCTTAATCGTGGGTTGCGATTGGGAAAATCTGCCTGATGTGGTAAAAGAAAAGTTTGTAGATAACGGTGATTACTTCTTTAATAAACCCCTGCAAGAAACTTTTTTAAACATGAAGTCTTATAAAGAAAAACAAAGCATTAATGGACAAAAAGGAGGTAGACCTAAAAGCCAAACAAAAGCCAAAAAAAGGTCTTCTATGAAGATTGAAGATAGAAGTATGAAGATTGAAGATAGAAAAAAGAAGATTGAAGTAGTATTACCATACGACTCGGAAAATTTTAAAAACGCTTGGCACAACTGGAAAGTGTACAAAAGCAAAGAGTTTGGTTTTAAATACAAGACAGTGCAAAGCGAGCAAGCTGCCCTAGTGAAACTATCAAACGAAACAGACAACGAGCAACACGCCATACAGTCAATAAACAACTCAATGGCTAATGGGTGGAAAGGCATATTTGCTCACAAAGAACAAAAGAATGGAAGCAAGAAAAATAGTAAAAATGGAAGTCAATACTCTAAAGAGTTCATCCAAGAAGTTGTTGGCGATCTACAGTCCTAAAAACTGCCTAGCAAAAGGAGCTAAAATAAGACAGGTGTCTGATTGCTTTGAAAGCAAGGCTCCTAGCATAGGCAAAATGCAGCGCACACAGGGCAATGTGTTTACAAACGCATACGTGATGGCTTGGCTTGTTTACTTGAATGAAGTGCTTGGTCTTAACAAACCAATGAGCGAAGAACAAATAAGGCTGTGCGCTCAGATGATTTTAGACGATTACTACGCACTCAACATAGCAGATTTCACGCTTCTGTTTAAGCGCATCATCAAAGGCGATTATGGCGAGTTTTACGAGCGGTTGAGCATAGATAAAATACAAAAGTTCTTCAGCAATTATTTTGAGGAGCGATGCAATGAAGCACAAACGCAAACCCAACGCACCCATAACGATCTAAAGTCTGATGACACATTTGCCTTTAGCAATAACCCTAGAAGAAGATAACTAACCCCAAACAGTAAATAACATGAAAAAAATAAACAAGATAAGAGACTACTTAATTAAGCATAGAACAGATGAATATGGAAACCTTGATTTATCTGACTTAGATTTTAAAGACTTTAACGGTGATATACTGTTGAATGGAATGGTAGCTAAAAAAAAGATTTCTAATCTCGGGCAAAATGCAAGTATAATTTCTAACACATACCAAGAAGCAGAGACGATTTGGAACTCATGGCAAGACGCAGATATAATTTGCAACCATAATCAAACTGCGGATAGTATTGATAACAATAATCAAGAATTAGAACATCGGCATGATGACTGGCGTCAGATGATGCAGTAATATTAAAATACAAGTTAAACCATGAAAAAAATAAACGAAATAAGAGACTACTTAATTAAGCACAGGACAGACGAAGATGGAGACCTAGATTTATCAGATTTAGACTTTAGAGAGTTTGATGGTGATATAGTGTTAGATAAAATGAAATCCAAAAAAACGATTTCTAATTCATTCCAAGACGCAGATATAATTTGGAACAATAATCAAAAAGCAAATAAGATTTGGAACGCATGGCAAGAAGCAAAGGAGATTAGGAACACATGGCAAGAAGCAGAGAAGATTAGGAACGCAAATCAAAAAGCAAATAAGATTTCTAACGCATGGCAAGAAGCAAAGGAGATTAGGAACACAAAGAGCAGATTAAAAGCATTTCTAAACCGACTATTGACACGCTTAGCAACAATCTTTTTTTTACTAACAATTCGCGCTTTCGTAGTCATTTGCATTGTAATAGGCTTACCAATATGGTTTGTTACAGGGAAAGCATATTTGACTGATTGGAGTATTAGGTTAATGGACAAACTCCTAGATACATATTTCAAGGCTCAAAATAACTAACCCCAAATAATAATAACATGAAAGGAATAAACGAAATAAGAGACTACTTAGTTAAGCATAGAACAGACGAAGATGGAGACCTAGATTTATCAGATTTAGACTTTAGAGAGTTTGATGGTGATATAGTGTTAGATAAAATGAAATCCAAACAGAGTATTATTAACTCACGCCAACAAGCAAAGAAGATTTGGAACAATGGTCAAGAAGCAGATAAGATTTCTAACTCATTCCAAGAAGCAAAGGAGATTAGGAACACATACCAAAAAGCAAAGAAGATTTGGAACTATGGTCAAAAAGCAGAGGAGATTGTAAAATAAATGATTAAGAGAGTCTACCAGAAGCGCAACAAGTATAAAGCTGTTAAGCAAATGTTTAATGGTAGGCTATACCACAGCAAAAAGGAGGCAGCCTTCGCCCAAGAGTTGCACCTACGTAAGCTTGCAGGGGAAATTACTGATATCATTCCACAGTACCCCCTGCGACTTTACGTTAATGAAAAAAAAATATGCAACTACTTCATAGACTTCAAAGTAGTATATCCTGATAACAGCATAGAGCTAATTGAAGTCAAAGGATTTGAAACAGATATATGGAGACTAAAATGGAAATTAACAGAAGCACTATTAGATGAAATAGAACCTAACGCAAAACTCGTACTTGTAAAATGAATGAACAACAAATAAAACTTTTTCAAAGTAAAAAGACAGATAATTGGCAAACCCCTAATTGCTTATATAACGAACTAAATGAAGAGTTTAATTTTGACTTTGATCCTTGTCCCTTAAATTCTACTTTCAATGGGCTAGATTGTAATTGGGGCAGACGTAATTTTATCAATCCTCCTTATAGTAACGTCAAGGGATTTTTACAAAAAGCCTATGAAGAGTTACAAAATGGCAACGCTGAAGTTTGCGTTTTTTTAACTTTCGCTAATACCGACACAAAATGGTTTCACGACTATTGTTATAATAAAGCAGAAATAAGGTTTATAAAAGGACGCTTAAAATTTTTAGATGATACAGGTAAAGTAAAAAACAGTGCTATGAGACCAAGTATAATTTTAATATTCAAAAATTAAAAACTAATTAAATGAATATACTCGAAAACCTTAACCAAAACCATAAAAGCTTTGTCTTGTACGTAAAGAAAAACGCAAGAACAGAACAACAAAAAAAATACCCAGAGGATGTAGTCCAAGAAGCATACTGCCGCATTATAGAAATACAATCGCAAGGGCATGAACTGAAATTTGAAAGCTACTCAATGCTTGAAAGGTATTTCTTTAAAACAATTAAAAACATCATGATTAACCAGACACAAAAAAAAACAATACAAGAGCTGCCAATTAAAGGCGAAATCACTTTTCAAGACGTAAAGGATATTGAAGTTATAGAGCACTCAGAGCTTGTAAAAAAGATAGATCAGGTTGTAGAAACTTTTTACTGGTATGACAAAATGATGTTTAACCTCTATCGTTATAAAATTCCTTCTATTAGAAAAATATCTAGTGAGACCAAAATAAGCAGACCAAGTGTTACAGGAACCATCAAAAGCTGTAAGTATAAAATACAAAAGGAACTGGCAACAGAATATTATAAAATAGTGAATTAGTAAAACAGTATTAACCCCAAAAAACGTGAACATGAGCAAGACAGAAAAAATGAAGAATATACAAATGAAAGAAAATGGCAGGATCGTTTATTGCGATGATAACGGCAAGCCATTGTTTTTATACAATGTTGAGGTACGTTTTTCTTTGTGGTGGAGTAGATTAATTAAAACTGCTAAAGCTAAAATCTGGTGGTATAAAGGAAGTGTTAAAAACTTTGCTTGGTTTCAATTAAGGGCTTGGAACGCATTACGAGGCAAAGAAATGATAATGGATAGCAGGGAGGTTATAACCAAAGGTGGCTACATATTCAAACAACTTGAAATAAGTAAATCTCCTGTAAGTAAAACGGAGTGTATTGAGTAATGCACCCTAACAAAATATTAACCCCAAAAAACAAGAACATGAACAAGACAGAAAAAATGGAATTAAAACACAACATTAGTAAATGGAAAGACGAGAATGGCAATGATTTTATCGCCTTAAGCAAAAGTGTTATACCCAAGCGAAAAGGTCGTTTATTAGTAAATAGAGAATTGATATTACAAGCTGATGTAGATACACTAAAAGTAATTTTCTCAAACTTTTTTCCTTTAGATGTCAATAGACACCATATTGTAAGCTATTGGGATAGCATTGAATATTATGGAATAAGCGAACACTTTGAAGAAGTAGAAGAGTTTTGTGCAGCTCCTACTTATGAAATGTGGCTCAAACGTGATAAAAACGGTAAAGTAAAGTTTGATAAAATGGTAAAGCTATAAGTATTACACCCAACAAAGTATCACCCCCAATAAATGAGAACATGAAGATATTATGGCAAAGTACAGAAAGAAACCAGTAGTAATTGAAGCGATACAACTTAAAGAAACAAATATTAGTGAAGTGCTAAGTTTTATGGGGCAAAAAGTAAGGTTGCAACCTTTTCAGGAACAAATGAGATTAGAGCAGTATAAAGATAGTGTTGTTGAAAACGGTATGAATATACATACGCTAGAAGATGGAAGTGACGCAAGGGCAAAGCACGTAGCGAGTATAGGTGATTGGATTATAAAAGGAATAAAGGGTGAATTTTACCCTTGCAAACCCGATATATTTACCGCTACATACGAAGAAGTAAAGTAGTATTATGCACATCAAAGTATTAACCCCAAAAAACAAGAATATGGCTTATAGAATATATGAAATAATAAAACCAGAACGTGACGACTACGACTTGAAAACCACTGAGTCAATAACATTGAAAGAGGTTGATTGTTATGGTTTGAATTGGTCTTACGTTAGCGAAGTATCTGCTAAAATAGATATTGAACAAAACAAAAAAAACTTAAAACACAAAGACCTAGTTATATTAGAGGTGATTAATATTACACCTAACGCATTGTATAAGGCAAGTAGCATTTAAAGACCAAAAGAAAAAGTAAATTGATTTAATAACAGCAAATAGTACAAAAATAAGCCTAACAGCTATTTGCTATATACATTGTTAGGTGTAGTTAAAATTATGTTTGGAATAGGAAATTATTATGGAGGATTAAAAATAAAAGAAGAAGATGGTAAATACTTTTGGGGGATAGAAAATTATGATGGAACTGATTTTAAAGAAATACCTAAATACCTTTTTGATTCATTGGTTGAATTTAGGGATGAGTAATAATTTTTATTACATCTAACAAAGTATCACCCCCAACAAAGGGGGGTTTACCACTTGTAAATTTTCTTGTTTATAGTAGTATGAAACAGAAAGGTTTAGGAGATACGGTAGACTGGATTACTACACACACAGGAATTAAACAAGCAGTCAAATATTTCTTTGGAGACAACTGTGGCTGCCAAGAGCGTAAAGAATGGCTAAACAAAATGCTGCCATACATGCGTGAAGAACTAACACAAAGCGAGTACTTGCTGCTGCACGATTTCTTCAAAGAAGATCACAGTACTGTTACAGCCAAACAACAAAGCCAACTACTTAAAATATACAACAGGGTGTTTGGTAAGCGTAGAGAAATGAGCAGTTGCTCTCCATGCGTTAAAACACTTGTTGATGAGCTAAAAGAATTATACAATGAATACAGTAAAGCTATTGAGCAAAGTAATAAACGGAAGGCTTGAAGATAATACAGGTATTGTAAAAGCACTAAAACAATATGAAGGAAAAGACATTCAAATTACAATTAAGCTAAAGCAAAAAACACGCAGTAGCTATCAAAACGCTTACTACTGGGCAGTCATTATTCCCATGACCGTAAAAGCCTTATACAACGAATGGGGAGAAACATGGACACCTGAAAAGGCACATGAACTATACAAGTATAAATTTATGCAAGAGTTTAGACAAGTAAAAGATAAAATAATTCAAGTACCAAAATCAACAACAGAAAACAAAACAACAGAGCAAGAGGTGTTTCATGACAATTGCAGGAACTTCCTAAAAGAGTACTTCAACATTGATGTGCCTCTACCAAACGAATATATAAGAATTGATTAATCAATCTTTTTCAATTATGGACAAACGAAAATATAATGGAGGTAAAAGAATAGGAGCAGGCAGAAAGCCAAAAGACCAAGAGAATTCATTGATAGAAGCCCTAGACAGAATAGTAGATGGCGATAAGGCTATTGAAGTTTTAAAAGAACTAATAAGCGAAGGAGACATTAGAGCATTACAACTCTACCTAAACTATCGTTATGGCAAACCAAAAGAAAGTGTAGATGTTACACAATTTGTTGAACAACCCCTATTTTTAGATGTTCCTGAAGACTACAGCGGTACAGAAGATACAGAAGCTCAACAAGAGGATTAGAATTGTACAGGGCGGCACGTCTGCATCTAAGACCTTTGGCATCATTGCGCTGCTTATTGACTACTCCATTAAGCACCCTAAAACAGAAACGTCTGTTGTGGCTGAGTCTATTCCCCATTTGCGTAGGGGGGCTTTAAGAGACTTTAAAAAGATTATGCAAATGACTGGGCGTTGGCACAGCGAACAGTTTAACAAAACGCTTCTTACGCACACCTTTACCAATGGCTCAACAATGGAGTTCTTTTCAGCAGACAGCGATGCAAAGCTGCGAGGTGCCAGAAGACATGTGTGCTACCTTAACGAGTGTAACAACATAAGCCACGAGGCATACTTCCAATTGGCTGTAAGAACATCCAAACACATATACCTAGACTTTAACCCATCTGCCGAGTTTTGGGCGCATACAGAACTAAAAGATGATCCTGACGCTGACTGGCTAATACTGACCTACAAAGACAATCAAGCAGCACCTAAAGCAGCAGTCAAGGAAATACTAAAAGCCAAAGAGAAAGCAGACAAGGGAAACACCTTTTGGCAGAACTGGTATCGTGTCTATGGGCTTGGTCTTGTAGGTACTTTGCAAGGTGCTGTGTTTACCAACTGGAAAGAGGGTGCGTTCAAAGAAGTATCAAAACCTGTGTATGGTCAAGACTTTGGTTTTAGCAATGACCCCACCACACTTATAAAAACAAGTATTGACAGAGACAAGAAGCTAATATATCTGCAAGAGTGCTTCTACAAGAAAGGACTTACAACAAGCCAGATAGCAACGCTTAACCAAAAGCACGCAGGCAATGATTTGATTGTAGCAGATAGTGCAGAGCCACGCCTTATACAAGAGCTGTCGCAGTATTGCAACATAGTACCAACAATCAAAGGACAGGGCAGCATAACCTATGGCATTAGTCTTTTGCAGGACTATGAGCTTATTGTAGACCCTCAGAGCGTTAATCTAATCAAAGAGTTAAAGAATTATGTGTGGCTAGAGAAACGCTCGCAAACGCCTTGTGATGCGTTCAATCATTTGTTAGACGCCCTGCGCTATAGCGTATCGTATCAACTGGCTAACCCACACAAAGGTCAATATTATGTTTATTAGATA